ATATTATCTACTTCTGGATATTTTGAATGATAATGTATTTTTAATCCTGAGGTTATAGTAGAATCGCTATATGTGTCGTATTCTCCCGATGTAAATCCTTCACTATCATCTGTGGATGTTATTCTATTTACAATTCCAATTCTATTATCGTCATTATACCAAGCAAAATAATCATTAGGAAAACTTCTTTTATTTATAGCCATTATACATCATCTCCTTTTAATAATTTTTCAGCATTTGCTAATTTTGGAATTACAACGTATCTATCATTAGTATCTTTAATTTCTACTCTAGTAATATCAATCATATTGTCATCAATATTATACCATCTTTGGTCTTCAATTAAATCTATTTTCTTTTCTTCAAGAAGATGTTGTTTGGTTGACCCAATGTCAATTAAGGCATCATTAATCAATTGAATCATATAACCTTCTGATTGACGACCAAATATATGTTCGATTTGTTCGATAACTTTTTTAACTTTCATTCAATCTCCTAAATGGATGCTATAAATACTTCTAAATCTACTGCTGCTGTATCTGCTTCTGCCGTTATTTCTACTAAATCACCAAATCCTGCACTATAAGTACTTGTCCCATCTGTATCTGCTCCTCCAGATGTATTAGAAACACTTTCAGCTCCTGTAGTAGCATGTCTAGTAACTAAAGTATGAGCTGTTGCTCTATATCCATCAGTGCCATCTCCACCTGTAATAGCTCCTACACTCGTTCCTGCTGGAACAGTAGTTGCATCGTGAGCATATCTTAATCCTGGAATTATTTTATTTGATGCTGTAATATTT